GAAGATCCATGACAAGATCATGGAAGCAATGAAACCTGAGTTTGATGATGAAGAACCCATCAATCCTTTCGACTTTTGGACTGGTGCTAACTTCAAACTGAAGATTCGTAAGGTTGAAGGTTATCAGAACTATGACAAGTCTGAGTTCGACAAGCCTAGCGCACTGTTCGATGATGATGATCGTCTGGAGAAAATCTACAACAATCTCTATGACCTGAATGAGTTCCTTGACCCTAAGAATTTCAAGGACTACGCTGCACTTGAAAAGCGTCTGCAGTATGCTCTTGGACTCAGGGGCACACCTAAGATGCAGGACCGTGAAACCCAAGAGCAAGAAGCACAATGGGAGCGTGAGCGTCGTGGTGATTACACCGAACCCAGTGCCGCTGGTGCCTCGTATGAAGACCTGAGTGAAGGTCGCAGTAAGTCATTCAATGATCCTGATATCACACATAGAAGTAATACAGATGATGATGACGCAGATGATTCTTTGAATTACTTTGCTAAACTGGTCAACTCCTGACCTTTCCGCCCTCCGCAAGGAGGGTTTTTTTATACCCCAGATTCTCTTGGGTTGTAAGATGCCTTGGTGGTTCTGTTGATATACTGAGAAGAAGTTTCATACTTCATGATTGCTCTCATATCTGATACAAATCCACCAACAAATTCTGGTTTTAGTACACGAATAAATCTTTTACCATCGTTCTTCAATGTCTCATATCTAAGATTACTGACTGGTCCTGCAGCAGAAGATTTTAGTAATATGACACTATCTTTATATTCTTTAGTGAAAATAGGATTTCCATCTTTATCTACTTCAATATTTGTTTGTATGCCATCATAAAATTGTTTATCTGTCGTAACAGTGTTACCTGACAGTGTTGTGTATGTAAATGTAAAATCTGGATCGACTTCATGACCTGGTTCTAAAACTGTTCTATTAAAAGAATCTCTAATCTCTCTTGTTTCATAATGATGAGGTTCTGCTAGTGCTTCCTCTGAACCATACTTATCTAACATATAAGTATGAAGATCTGCATTGTTTAGCGGCCATTGATCTCTTATGTTTATGATGTTGTTGGTGATTAAGATTATGTAATCTAATTCTGGATCTCCATATAATTTATCAGCAAGCGTATCAGGTCTATCTCCCTCTTTGATTACTTTGAAATCAAATGCAGTGATTGCATAATCAACATCAGTTCTAAGTTTTGCTCTTTTGTAAATGTTCTTGATTAGAACTCTCTCGTCACTTCTCTGTCTTCCTGGTAGTAGTGAGACAGCAGATATATTTGGTAACTCTCTAAAATAAGACATTAGTAACCTACCTCGTTGGGTCTAATTGGATAAAGATCTCCGTCACCTGCAGCAAGATCAAATGTACTGGTTGTTGATGATACGTCACCTCCATCAAATACTGTTTCTGTTTGTTCAAAAGTTTCAAATATTCTATCTTCACTTCTTCTAGAACCAATCACCTTCTCACTATAATCAGATGCATATACAGGTTCTAGTTCTTTCATTTGAATTGAGAATGTGCAACTCACTGGTTGACCCTCATCATATGCTGACCATTGACCGTCTGGTGTGTAGTTGACTGCTGTGCCAACAACAGCACAAGGTTTGATTCTATTTACACCCTCAATAATTCTTCCACCAGTAGTTCTAAACTGCATTCTAAACACGTTTGGTGTTCCTAGGTAGATACTTCGGTCTCCCGCTTGGTTGTTCATTGTTTTTGCTGCCATTCCTTGCTTGAAGAAACGAATAATTTTTTTCACTTCTTTTGCTTCATTCTTATCTCTTGGACTCATTCTCCAACTGAATTGGAAATCCCTAAGTGTTACATTATTGAATAGTAATTCTAAATTACTATTTGGAATAACACCAAAACCTCTGGAAAGAATTGATTCTGGTGAAACATTAACACCTAACATTCCCAGAGTTGCTGCACCTGTATTTGTTTTCATTAAAGTTTGGACACCCTCTGCGTCCAGAGACTTAGCAGCTGCTATTATTCTTGCCATAAGATCATTTCTCTGGGTAACCCCATCAGGACCCACGATACCATCATTGTCTAGACCAACCATTCCAAGAGTAATCATTTGTCCCAAAGGTCCATTCAAACTTGATACAGCTCCACCAATTAATCCAGCAACTGGATTTCTCATAACAGAGGCGGTGAGTGCTGCAGAGAGATTATTCATTGCGTCATCACCCCAAGCAACATTATTGGAGTCTGTAATATTATTTGGCATGGGTAATTTAACTTGCGCCACAAATTCTTTCAATGGCGAAAGTCTAAACTGACCGTTAGTTATTGTTTCAAGTGGATTTATTCTATCTCCTGATGAATCTGTGCCAAGGATTTGATCTCTTCTTGGTGGTAAGTATATAAATTGATCAATGGTAACAAAGTCCTGTCCTCTAATTTCTCCATAGGTATTGTCAGTTGGATATGCTGCACTTTGAATTTGATCTCCACCCCCCGATTCAAATAAAGTTTCAAATTTTTGTATTTCCTCTGGAGTTATTTTCATGTCCTCCAAAATATTACCAATAGTTTGGGCAAGACCTGCTGCTAAATTCTTTAATTTATCATTTTCATTAGTTTCAATTATAGTACCCGCATCTCCACTCTCATTCCCTTCTGCATTTGGGTTTGGAGCATTTGGATCATTATTTTCTGCAGAAGTGGAACCAGGCACAACTTGAATTTCTTCGTTTGGATTGTATGGTGCTTGTACTACTGGTAGTGCAATTTTTTCAGTAGTGCTAGGTAAGAATGCATTTGGATTAGCACCTGGTATTCTTTGTATATTACTTTTTCTAACCTTATACATTTCTTGTGCTGTTTCACTTGCAAATTTCAATTGATCAGTAATTGAAATCGGTTCACCGTTTAATTTTGCATTATTTAAAATTGCTATTGCAGTTGCTCTATCATTTGATACTATTTTACCAGTAGATTGTAATAAGTTGTTAGCATCAGAACCTATAACAGATTCAAATGATCTATCATATATTCTACCAGAACCACCATCAAAGTTCCATTCTCCCTCTTTTAGACTAGCTAATATATATGGGCGTTCAATATTACCTTCACGCTCTACGGTCAACAATTGTATATCCCCTTCTTCTCCAAGACGAATGTCTACAAAAGAAGTCTTACCATTGACAGTGGTTGTGTAGTTCTTATTTTTGCCACCTCGGCTGACTAGATTTTTTTGTTTATCAAGATCTAATACTCTTGCGTCTGTACTTGCTGGCATTTAAATACTGTCCCACGCTGTTTCTGGACTTACAAATATTCCTGATTTATCCACAAAATTTTCAGTAACTAATTTTGCGACATCATTCCATTCATTTCCACTAACTGGAACAGCATATATATCACCCATGTTACCAGGAAAGTAACTGTGTATAAGTTTAGAGTAACCTATTGAAAAGTCCACTTGCTTTTTATTTATCAGGGAAGCAGCAAGTTGTCCTCTAAGTGCAGGATTTAAGTAATGTAAGTTGGCACCAATGATCCTTTCACTGCCCACATCAAGAATGTAAGCAAGAGGTCTTCTATCATAGAAAGGATATTTAGCAGGGTAAGCTGCATTGTAACTGAAAAAACAGAGAGCACCTACAGTAGGTGGTTCATTGTATCCTTGGAGTTCAGTGAACAGTTCATTTGCATACCAATTGGGATCTTTACCACCACCTGCTCGGTCTATAATCCTTCTACCAATAGTTTTCGATGCTTCTTCTCTTGCATCTATTTGTGCTTTTACTTCTTCATAAGAAGGACCGCCAGCGCGTCTTCGTTTAGCACGTCTTCTTACCATTACTTGATTCCTAGATCGTCTTCAGTCATAATTTTGAATTCAAACTTGCGGTCAGCGCAGAACTCTCGTGCTGCTTTCCACTTTGCTTGATTGACTGACCAGGTTACAATAGAGTTTTGCCATGCCTTGGTCTTTCGTTTGGGATTCATATTTGGTTTTGCTACCTGCTTCTTTGGTTTGATCTCAACCACCATGGTTCTCAAGCGACCAGTTTTATCTGTGTACTTGATAAAGAAATCAGGGAAGTAACGATGAACTCTTTTATCTACAGGTGAGATGTATGGTATCCAAAACTCTTCTGATTGCCACTCTTTCACTGCCTCATTTAAATCACAATAATTCATAAACTTGCGTTCCCAAAGAGAACGATATATTATATTGTTTGAATTGCCATTGTATTTTTTAGGATACGATGGTAAATATCTTCCACTATATGGCATACATAGTATATAAGTAGTTTCAAAGTATTTAGATGGCAAGATATTCGCCTGAGATTTTATACAAGAAAATAAATGATGTTCAAGAAACTTTTGGTGGGTTGTCCCAAACTTCCCAGTTTATGGTGACATTGAATCTTGGACGTTCTACTGTCCGGCAGAGTGGTGTCGGTCCTTTGAATAGATACCTTACTCAGTGTGGATTGTTTAATCAATCTAAATCCACAGAAGAAACATATGATTTCATGTGCTCCGATGCATCTTTACCAGGATCATCTTTTGACATGGCAGAAGAAGCAGGAACTCGTCAGGGAGTTCTTGAAAGATTTCCAATGCGTAGAATTTTTGCTGACTTTGATTTAACTTTCTATGTTGATAAAGAGTATAATACTATTCGTATCTTTGAGGAATGGTTGAACTGGATCGATCCACTCAGTAGAGGTAGCGCAACATATAATGGTGATGAAGAAGGTGCTGCAGGATTTGACGAGAGCAATAGTTTTTTTAGGATGAGATATCCTAGAGAGTATAAGACTAAGGTTTCTATCGTTAAATTTGAAAGAGGATTTTGGAAAAATCCAAATAAGATAATCAAAGGGGATAAAATTGAAAAGAAACTTTTAGAACAACCTATCTTAGTATATGATTTTATTGATTGTTTTCCAATGAATATTGCTGCCATTCCTTTTTCTTATGATGGAAGTTCTCTAACAAAAGTTACTGTGAACTTTAACTACGCTAGA